GTTGCATTAGTGTACTGGTTAACCAGCTTGTAAGCGTCTGCCAAGCAAGCGCCCTCAATCTTAGCGGCCAGTTGAGCCATTGCAGGATCGATGATCCGTTCAGAGAAATCGTCTAGCTCCATTGTTAATTCAACAGAGGTAAACGATACATCCACGCCGTACTGACTAGAAACGGTCAGCGGAGTAGAGCGTTCTACGTGGCCCTGAGCGGACAGAGTAGCGCCTGTGCGGACAGTATACTTTGAGGGCATACGGACGTTAATTGAAGTGCCAACCTTAGCACCAGTTTGGGCAAATTTATCATCATACTGACGATTTACATTGCCTAGAAAGTTACATTTTTGGTGCAATACTCGCAGTGATTCGCGGGTAATGACCGTTGGGGTTAATAGCGTATTAGTAGCCATCTTATTTCCTCATTACTTGTTTGGTGCGCCCCTTAAACCATGCAGCATCAGACATCTTGTCGCTTTCCCCCTTTGACGGGTTTAGCTTCGTACTTGCCTCAACTGCCGCGAGCTTAGGTGCGGGCGCGGGAGCCTTGCTAACCGTTTCCCCTTTCTTGTTCTGAGATAGAACCTTAGCCTCAATGCGTCCAAGTTCACGCGCTGCCGATAAAGGCGGTAAGCGTGAAATCTCATCAGCAAGGTCAGGATTCTTCCCAAGGTAGTACAGAACTTCTGGGCCATTCTTCATGTCCATTGATACTTCAGCCATCGTCTGCGATATAGACAGACCGGGATTGGTAACTACGTCATGGTAATCATCAACACTCTTGGAAAACTCAGCTTCCTTACCTCTAAAACTGGAGGCTTTTCGGCTAGTCGTTTCCCGACCTTGTTCTTCTTTAAGCACCTTTCTAGCTGCATCTACAGCACCTTCTTGCGCCTTAGCAAAGAGATGGTCTTGATACTTGGCCTCATCATAGTCAAAGTCTTGCAGTGTTTTTAATGGCTCTGCTTCCACTGGCTTCTCAGGCTCTTTCTTCATTGCCTGCTCACGCCAATAGTCACGATCTCGTTCTGCTTCCCTACGGTTCCGGGTTAGCTCGTCGATTCGTTTTTGTGCAGGATTAGGCTTCTTCTCTGCCTTCTCCTCTTTTTCGGTCGATGATTCCGAAGGCTCGTCGCCCTTCTGTTCGTCCGCTACTTCTGTAACCTCGTCAGCTACGGCATCCGCCACAACTTCTTCAGCTACAGCTTCACTTGGTTCAGGTGCATCAACTTGATCGGTCATTCGCGAGTTTCCTCGATAGTTTGCCCAAGAGCCTCTTGGTCGGGTTCGTAAATTGGTACAGCGACTAACTTGCCGTTTTCTCGATATGAATCAATTTTTACAATTTTCGGCTTATCCTGAATACAGGCTGCCTTGTGTTCAATATCGGCCATTATGCCTACAGCGTATTCCATGAACTGTTGAGACATCTGGCCTATTGCCGCCATTGACTGAGCTGATTCAGCCATAGCCTGCTCATGCCCTTGTCCAGCGTTAATGGTCTCGATACCCTGAGTAATATCCTGTTCTGCCTGCTGAATGCCCATTTGTTTTTCAGACAGGTTAGCCATTTCTTTGGCAATCTTTGCTTCAAACTTAGCCTCCTCAGTCTTCAGGTTGGCTATCAGCGTCCTAATCTCAGCCTTGTCCTTATCATTCAGGGACTTCTCTTTGTCAGCCTCTAAAGCTGCTTGCTGGACTTCCTGACCCATTGCCTGCACTTCTTGCATGGCTTGTTCAGCACCTTGCATCATGGCTTGGACTTCTGGAGGTACTTGTGAATCCTTGTTGATAATCTGCTGAATCTGTGGCGGTAAGGTAGCCTTGATTCTTTCAGAAATCTCATCGGCGTATGGTAAATCCATCGCCTTAAACATTAAGTCTCCAGCTATACCCATTAACATACCGTCTTTATCGTTCATGGCTCCGTACATCTCAGCCGCTTCCTGTCGCCTTGTAGCAAAGCCAGGGCCGACTGTGATTGTTACGTCATACTTACCTTCCGAGAGGTCGTGAACCTTAACCTGCTCACCCGTATCTGGGTCAACTTCAAACGTATTGATTCTTACATAATCTTCTGCGTCATCGTTTCCAAGAATACGAATAGAGCGTTCTGTGTCATATATCTGAGGAATTAGGTCTACAAGAATTTCCCATGTTCTACGAATACCTTTAGCCAGATTATCGGGGTAGTTGAACGTAGCTAACTGTCCCTGCTGCTGTCGGGCTATCTCCTGCCGTCCACTAGTGGCTGAGTTTGAAGCCCCCTCATCTGCCCCGAATATACCCGTAACAGACTTAATGTCGTCAGAGGCCATTTGAGATTCTTGTATTAAAGCTACAGGTACATCTGCACCTCCAGTTCTAATGGGTGGGCCATTAGCCGTAGGATCAGAGTTATACAGTCGGAAGGGAAAATTCTTCTGGTGAGCTTCGGCCCACTTGTCGGTATGGCCTTCTGCTTGTTTGGCTGTGGCCCATATAGTCGCTAATGGAGTGCCTGCAACCGTTTCTGCTATCGCAGTCCGAGAGATGTTGTATGACCTCTGGGCGTCTTTAGCAAAGCGGGGAACGCCAAACCATTCTATCCGGCCATCTATAATCATGTACTCGCCATATACCATGACGAATGGAAACTCTGACCCAGCCCAATCTGTCGGGCCTTCAAGGATAGCGTCACCTGAAGCGATACACATCTTGATCTGGTGGGTCTGGATTGTTCTACGGTTCTTGATGATCGCTTGGTCAAGCAGCGCAGCCTCATCACTCGTGGAGTCGACTACTTTGCCATCCTCAAGCTGCCAGATTTCTTTCTCTACAGGTTCTTTCCACCAGTACTCAGCTACACGAGTATCATCGTCATCCTCCCAGTCATCCTCATTGTCAAAGGATGTGGACTCCCAATCGACCTTGTCAATATCACCATATTTCTCATCAAAGGCTTTCTTAGATACTTTCTCGGTCAGAATCCAGTCGTTAGCATCACGCTTTAACTGGTCTTTAGATGAAGGGTCAGAATATAAGCAAAAGGGATTTTGAATAGGCTCAATGATAATATCTTGGTCAAACGTGTTATCGGTAGCGTACTGGGTTGTAACCCTCCAAGCACCCATGCCGCCAGATACCTGATATTCAGCAGCATTATCAATAACCGTGTCACCGTCTGAGTTATTCCAGATGTTCCTGATTAAACCCTCATAGACCTCTGCTGTATCAGTATCAGAGTCCTCAGTACCTCGTACCTTGCCCGCTGGACGATTGGCTCGCATCTCATTGATGATACGCTTACAGGTTATACGTAGTTTGTTGAATTCATAGCATGGACGATCACCACGCTCAATCTTCATGTTCTCATCCCACTGATAGCCGGGGACGTTGACGAATTTCATATCCTCCATAGCAGCTAGACGATTACGATCATCAGCCTCCGTCATTGTCGTAAACCGACTACGGATGGTCTCTAATAGCTTTCTATCAGCGGTGGATTCTTTCTTCTTCTTTGCCATTTAAAACCTTTGTCACTGCCTCACGGCGTTACGTAGGATACTGATTAGTATATTAGCTTATAATCGTTTGGTTATCTATTCTTGCCAACCTCTAACAAGATTCTGGCTTTATCCATCTCTGGAGTATCAATCTTACCGCCTCTGCTATCATCATACCAACCGTCCGCCTCTGATATTACATAAGCAAGAGCCTTTTCCAAGTCGGCAACATACCGTTCATCAAGCTCGTTCTGTTCTCTGTCCTCACTATCGAACATATCTATATCCAATCGCCAGTGTAAATCTTACAGATTAACTGCATGAATACGTAAGCTCCCAGTAATAACCATACAATTATCATCCTTGCCTCCTAAATCCTGCGTATGGGTCACTTGTGCCAGCCTCTCTGACTGGCTCAGCGTGAGTCAAAGCAAGTGCATCACCCTCATCTGGTGAAAACCCTAGCTCCTCCTTAATCTTATCCTTTGGTAGCAGGACGATTCTATCATGGCTGTCCCTGCGATACAGCGAAGCACACAAGTCAGCATGAAGACTATCCTCATCCGGTATTTGAACCGCCATGTTCTCATCACTGAGCCATAAATTAAGCTCGCCCCACATCTCACCACGCCTATTGATGTATTTAGTATCATCAAGCGGCGATCCGCCAAAGAAGATAGCCTTGACCCTTCCCTCATAACCTAGCTCATGGAGCCGGTCAACAAGATCAGCGCCACCACCTGCGTCGATAAACATCATATCTGGAACCTTCCCAGCTATTGAACACTTAGTATCCAGAAGTCTTTTGCAGATAGAAACCTGCTTCCCTAGCTTATCAACCGCCTCGCCTAGCCAACTCTCAAGGTCGTAAGACTTTCTCCCTTGGCGCTTCACAACAGAAAACCGATCACCTCCTCTTGATGGGTCAACACCTACAACCAGCGGGCCATGACCATTCACGTTAGATTTACGAGCTTTCATTACTACATCTGGTTTAATTAATCCTATCTTGCCGGTAAGTTGGAAAGCTTCCACAGAATTACAGGGGTATTCTTGCTTGAATGCGGCCTCACCATCTGCACCACTCACAGACAGGTCAATTATCTTCTGTCTGCGCCATGCAAGCTGCCCATTATTTAACTCATATTGGCTTACTAAATCTTCCTCAATATCAGTTAGCACAAAGTCATCGTCTGTGAACTTTCTGTATTCATCCTGCCAGAACCAGGGAACGAATATGTTTATATACTCACCCTCACCACGCTCAGCAGACTTCCACTGTTGGTGAAAATAGTTCCCTATCCCATTGGCTGTAGACTCTCTGATTGCCTCAGTACCGTCTGAGTCAGGAATAGCCTGCATGACTCCTTTTGCATGATCTTCAGCATGAGACCAGAAAGCGACCTCTGAGCCGTGGAAGTATTGAATAGTGCCAGAGCGCCCTATCCCTTTGGTTCTAGCCGTCCCTACTCGATAACCTGAATCAAGTTTATCAAAATACAATTCTTTGGCGTTTGCTGCGCCTGTGGATGGTTTTACTAGGGGATTATTCTTATCGTGATAGCGTTGAGCCATTTCAAACAAGTTTTTGGTAGCTTCGTCTTCATGTGTAAGGATAAAGGCTCTAACCCCCTTACGATGTGATGTCTTCCAGTAGAAACGACCCTCTATGTACGTTGAGGCTCCCTGCTGGCGTCCTTTGAGGATATTAGCCCTAACCTTCCCGGTATGCTTTAGCTGATATTCAATGCGCTCATGGATATGGCGCTGGGCTTTGTTTAGCTCTAGTGTTTTGATCTCACCTGACTTAGTACGAATAGTTAAGCAGCGAGGGGCATAATACTCAAAGTCATTCTTGAGCCTACGTCTTAAATCTATCTCTCTATCAGTTATCTCCATTCTCTAATGCGCTTAACGCATCCTCGTGAGATACCTCAGTTACTTTCAGGTCTACGCTTTGAGCTGGCTTACCCTCTAATCGGTCTGACATCATGTTAAATGCTGCAATATTGCCCTCTACAGCGTCATCCATGATCTTTTCACAGGCTTTCTTGAGCTTTTCTGGGTTTTGTGTGACTACACGGCGAAGTGCGTCTGTGATTAGACGCTTCTCTGTTGTTGCATTCTTATTGCCTAGTGGTGCGCCCATATTTGATTCCGTTGTTTTCTTTAATAACTTATTGATTGTTAAATAAGTTAGTGAACGCTTACTTACCTTTTGTGCCTTTACCTTTGCCTTTCTTGCATCCCATAACTAATCCCCTTTATTGCTATATTCTAATATACTGCTATTCTTATTAATATGTACTTGCATCCTCACTATTACAATGGTTATTTGGTCTGGGTTGAGTCTCTTTCTGGGGGCTGGCCTGCTGATCTGTTTTATCCATCTGCCTGATTAAACCCTCGGCGGTGTTGAATAT